AATCGCTTTTGACACACCAAACCCCATGTAACCCAACGCACGGCCTAACGCGCTCGTCATGCCAACCATAAATTCGCTGTTTTTTGTATATGGGGTTTTGCCCGGGTATGGTTCGGCAGCGGTAGCGACGCTTGGAATTGGGTCGGTTTCGTCGCGCCAAACGGTAACGGTGCAACGGTAAAACGTCGAGCCGTCCGGCATAGTCACAACTTCCGCGCTGGTTTCTTGAATACGCAAATTCGGGTGTTTTTTTAGTGCTTCGGCTAAGCGAGTAGGTACGTCTACGTAATTGTCAATGTTAAAAGCCATGTTTAGTAGCCTTTCTTTTTGCATGTACCGGGGTGAAAATAAAGAGTACGTTCGTGCTTTCGGCTGGCTTTGTAGGCGTATGTTGTAACGCCACACTTACGGCAAGGTTTCATTGTCGGGGCTTCTTTCATGTCGGGTTATATTGCTGGGGGCAAAGTATCCATTGGGTGTAACAAACTTTGTGGCGTCATAAAGCACGGTGCTGGCATGTGCGCGGCCCAACGGGTGGGGTGCCATGTTTCGTACAACGTTTGCCAACCGCGCAAATTTATTACGCGCTCTACCGGGTCAAGTGTGGCAAGCACATAAATTGCTGGTTTGTCGCTTTCATGTGTTAACAAACAACCGTTATCGCGCAACGTGCTTCGAACCTCATAACCGCCAACGTCGTGCGCGTGTTTGTCGTAGTACGTGTGGCCCCATGCAATGCGTAAATGTTTGGCTAACGCCATTTCACCTATACAACCAATTTTGTGTGCTTTTAGGGCGTCCGGTGGCTTTATTCCGTAATTGTGTTTTGCGCCGGCTTGGTCTGCCCAATCTAAACGCAATTGCGCTACCGCGTAGGCGTAGTTTATTTCGTTGTCGGTTAAACGTATTTGCACCACGGTTAACCGCCTAACGCTTCGATTGCCTCGCTAACGGTTTGCCAGCCTGTTGCGTCGCCGCTTAGGTCTAGGTCGGTTGCAACGCGCTTTAGTCGGGCTATTAGGTCTGCGTGTTTTGGTTTGTACGGTATGTGTGCTGGTCTGCAAATTTCGTCTATGAGATCAAACACGGCCATTTGGTGTTTAGTCAATGCGTTTTGTGTCGGGTCTAACATGCGTCGGGTTTCCTCACTTAATGTGTTGTCGGGGTAGGGCTGTTCTTGCATTTAGTTTGCTGTTTTCCATGGTAGCCAACCGCTGTTGTTCCAAATGGCAACCATGGCTTTTGTGTTTGTTACAGGGTTAAATAATTCGTCGCACGTTTGCAAAATGCCGTGTGCTTGCAACCAGCCAGTAGGCCAGTATGTCGAGGGTTTGCACCAAAAATAATTTATTTGGTAAATGCCAGCGCTGCCCCCCATAGTGTCGGTGGCGTTGAAAGCGTCACTTGTGCAAAGGCTTTCGCGAACGGCCACTTTTAACGCTGTTTCTAGTTCGGCCTGCGGTAATCCTTCGGCAACGGCCAAAGTCGCAACCTGCGAGCATGTAGTGACCAATGCGGGCAATGTGGTGGTAGTCGTCGTTGTGGACGGCAACACGGCTGGTACAACCTGTGGGGTTGGCTCGGGGGCCTGTGCATTACTGAAGCCAAAAGCAACTGAAAGCACCAAAATTAGGGCAATTATGCCTGTGGTTATCCTGTGGTTAAGTAGCAAGTTCATTTGTTGCGGCTTTCCATTTGGTAGGGGTTACCCCACGTGCCGGACGCTGGGCTTTTAAATGCCATTTGCACGTGTAGGCAATCAAACGTTTTAGGGTCTCTGAATAGTTGCACCATAACTTGTTGCCCTGTTTCAAGGGTTGTTATGTAGCACTCGTAAATAAAGGTTTGTGGCTCGGTCATAAATTGGGCTTTCCGTCGGTGGAAAAACCTTAGCCAACGATTGTTACGCGGTTGCGGATACCCCAAACGTGGCTTCAAATATGGCTTTTACGGCGTCGGGGTTATCGGCAAATGCTGGCGACAATTCGACGTGCCACCAATCGCCACCGGGTGCGCCTGCCACGGTTTTTGTTTCGTACACTTTCCACGCTTGGCGGTCACAACGCCATGACGCGCCCCAAGGTTTGCTGAAATAGTCAATAACAATTTGTACGCCAAAAGCGTTTGCGTTTGCCAGCACTTTGTCAATAAAAGCCTTAGACACGGCGCGGCCTTCTTTTATGCCTTTGGTGTCCATTTTGCGGTAAGACAAGTCCATAGCGCGCCCTGTTGCGTGTACTGACAATGTGCCGGGCTTAGAACGAACGTCGCGTTGGCCGAATGTACCGTTATTCCATAACGCACCGTTTGAATATTTAATTGCTTGGCGTACCCATTCCTCGGTGCCAGCACGTTTACCCTTTGCTGGGCCGTCGCTGTTGCCTATGTAATCTCGAGCGCCTACAACGTTAGGTTTGGCTTTAGCGATCATTGGTCGGTTGGTGTTCCCGGCTTGCTTTTAAGTCCGTTAGACGCTACAAGGCCGCTAAGTGTGCCAGTAAGAAATACCAGCAACGTGCTTAAAAGGTCAATTAGTTGCGCGTCTGTTGGTGCTTGTTCGGTTGGTTGATCTACAAACAAAATGCCGTAAATAAATGCCATAACGGTAAACGTAAAACACAAGGCCATAAGTCGGCCTACAAATACGATTAGTGAAGCGTGATGTTGTTCGGGTGTTTTATTCACAACTGGCCTTTGTAAAGCATTGGTACTCGATATTCGTTTTAGAAACTGTGCAACCACTACAACCCCAAACTACGACGCCAACCAAAAGCGCGTAAGCAAATAGGTAACGCCATTTCATTAAGGGGCTGGCGGGTAAGGGTTCGCGTCTTTTATTGCTTGCACGGCGTTATCCCAATCTGCCTGTGTTTTTGTTCCGCGTTGCCATTCAAAAAAGATTGGGTCGCTGGTTTTAATGTATTCGGCGTGTCGAGTTTTAGCGACAAGGTTGCATTGGTTTTGGTAGTCAACTGCTGGCCATTGTGCGTCTAGTTCGGCTTGGCTTGGTTTTGGTGTTTCGTCTAGCCATGTCAAACCGTCGTAGGTGTCGCCGTTTAGCGCCCATTGTGAGGCCGGGTAATTGGCTATGAGTATTGCCGTGTAATCAATCATGCTGAAATTTCCATAACCGTTAATGTGCTTGTGCCACGTCCGAACGCTGCAAGGTCGGTGTCCGTTGCAGTTCTATTTACAAAAATTGAGGTACCGCCAGCGCCGAAAGTGCGTATTTGTAATTTGTAGGTAGTGGCCGAAGTTGTTGCTGGGCTATCCAAAAAGGTGTTAGTTACTTGACCAAACACGGCAGCGCCTAATTCGGGTATAACTGTATTTGCTACTGACCTGTTTGAAGCAGCGGCAGCATTTCCAATAGCCGTTGCACCACGCAAAATTTGTATGCCACCCATGTTTGTACCGGCTTGGCCGCTTGCTTGGACGCTGTAAGTAACCAAAATTTGGCTAGTTGTTGAGGACGGCGTAATAGTCAAAGTCAAGCCCGTCAAATCTGTGTATGTTGCGCTACCTGTGGTAAAAGTGTCTGTTTTTGTAACGCTTGCAATTTGCAATACGCGAAACGCGCCGCGTAAAGAATTCATTTGTGCAGCGGTTAAAACCTGCCCAGCGGTAAAACTTGCGGGAAGTGTGGTTGGTGTTGCCATAAGTACTGTTTAGCCTAGATCAACCCAATACGTTTAGCGTGTCAATAGTTCCAAATTCGGCGTTGTCAAGTATCAGTTCATAAACAATCGTTGTAGGGCTGGTAAATAGCAATACGCGGTGCCCGTTAAGGGTAATTTCATGCTCGACGCCTTCGACGCTTAATTCTTGGGCGAGCGTGGTTGTGCTGCTTCCTGTTACAAATGTGCGTTCAATGCTTACGGTATCGCTAATGTCCACCACGGCTACGGTGTCGCGCTGGGCTGTGGTTAGGGCACCAAATAAGGTTTCTACGCTGTTGTAGCGGGCTTCCGGGGTGCCGTCTAAAAGGTAGGTTGCGGCGGTTGCTAATTCGCTGTCGTCTAAAAGACTGTTAGTTATGCTGTAAGTTTGCACAAAAAACGCGGCTTGGCTTGCTAGATCGTCGGCTGTCGCGTTTGACCCGCCCAAATTTTCTACATAAGCCCGGTTGGTTACGCTGTCGGCTTCAAAAGTGATACCTAGGCCGTCGTATGGTACGCCGGTACCGTTGTCGGTAAAAGCAATTACTGGGGCGCTAAGCGTCGTGCCTACACGTGGGGTAAAAGTCAGCACCCCATCGCGTGAAACAAACAAACGGCCAAATTCTGCGGTTTGGTTTATTTGTAGCAAATACCCTAAAACGTTGGTTCCACCGGGCACGGTGTAAGCGCTGTCGTGGCCTAGGTCTACGGTGCCTACGTCAATGCTTCGAGCGGCGCCAGTTGGGTATTGCACCTCGGGTAGGTCTAAAACGGTTTCTATGCGTTCGCCTGATGTTTCAACGTTAACGTTTAGTTCGTCCATAAACGTTTGGCTAAGCAAATAAAAGTTGTCGCTACAAAACACGGTGACGGTATCTATTCCGTCTAACGCAAAGTTGTAGTTGTAGTTGACCACTTTTCCGCGGTATAGGTAATGCGGGTTGCCGTTGTCGTCGTAGCGGATTAGTTCCACGGCTCGCATTGGGGCTAAACCGGGTAACGCGTCGGGTGTGTTGTAGTACGGGCCGTTTTCGTCAAACGGGTTAAAAATGCCGTCTACGTCGTTTATGGTAAAAGTCATGCTGCCAGCGCCGAATTGGTCGCCAACGTCGCGCCTACCGCGTTTAATGCTTATTTGTGTTGCGCTTGCCGTGACGTCGGCAAAGTCGCTACCAGGGCCAAGTGGAAACGTGCCGTCTAGTAATCCCTTGGTTGCGCTGTCAAGGGTAAAACTATTGACGTCGTAGCCCGTGTCAACTAGTAGGGAATAGTTGCCGGCTTGGGCAATTGCGGTGCCCGGCATTACTTGTAACCAACGGTTGGTATTTCTAGCGGGCCTGTTTGCCGTGCATAGGCCATAAGGCTATTGGTCACTACTTTGCCTATTTCGGCGCTGGTAGCCAACCCGCCGTTCACGTTTACGGTAATTGGTGCCATGCCTGCACGTGCAGCCTTGGCTTCGTTAACGCTGGCAATGCTTGAAGCGGTAGGCGCTGGCGTAGCAATGGTTTGACCTGCGGTAATTTGTGTAAACGCAATGTCCATTTGGGCTTGTTCGAGCAACGTGTTTAGGCGCTTAGTTGACAAATTAGGGTTCTTTAAAATCTTTTCATACTTGGCTAGGACGCTTTCTAAGCCCGCTACAAGCGCGGTACCTTGGTCTACACCTGCTTGGTAAAAACGTCCTGCTGTGTCAAGCCCTAGTTTGTCTGCGACGCCCTGAACGGTTGCTACCAACTCGTTTACACCGCCCGGGCCTGTAATGGCTTCTTGCCCGCCTGCGATTAGTTCGGCCGATATTGCTGCGCCCGCTTCCGCGCCAGCGTCTAACACCGCTCGTAACGCGTCAAGGCTTAGCCCGCGCTTAAGTAACAAGTCCACGTTTTCGGCGTACTGTTTGACGCCTGCGGCCTGATCGCGCAAGCCTGCTAAAAACCCTGCGCCTGTTTCATCGCCAGCGTCTTTTGCGTCGGCAAAGTTAAACCCTTCGCTAATGCTGTCGGCTACGGACTTGCCGAATTCTGCAAAAGAATTTTTGGCGTCGTCTAATTGTTGTTTGGCGCTGTCTAATGCGTCGCCAAGTTTTGTTTTTATGGTGTCGTAAAGTTCGTTAACTTTTTTGGACGCCCCACCGACACCGCCGCCCATGCCTTCAAACGCGCTGGTCACGCCTTCAACTTTTGGTTTTAACGCGTCGGCTTGACCTGCTAGTCGAGCGGCTGCCGCTTCGTCGGCTTTCATTGCAGCCGTTACTTCGTCAATTTGGCGTAGCAAACTTCCAAAACGTAGTTCTAATTCTTGTACTTGGGTTAAACCTAATTCGCCTAATGTTTCGCCCATGTCGCCAGCAATGCCAATAAAGCGGCTAAAACCGAGCGTCAAACCGTAAATGGTGTTTTCAATTTGCAACTTCATTCGAGCAAAAGCAAGTTCGCCCGCCAAAGTAAATTTTTGAATGTAAAGGCCAGTAATGCCCATGTTTTTAACAAACGCGTCAAACGCGCCAGCAATGCCACCCTTACCAAAAGCCTCAACTGCTGCTTGTGCTGCACCCGGCAAATTGTCTAGCGCGTCTTTAAAGTAACGGTTGTTCAAAATTGCGTAACCAATGCTTTCGGTCACTTCGTCAAACACTACGTTTAGGCGTCGTAATTGGCCTTCAAATGTGTCGGCCGCTGCCGCGCTAGCACCGCCGAATTGTTTTTCTAATTCGCGTTGTGCGGCTGCAAAGTCTTTGCTTTTAATAATTGCTGGGTCAAGTGCAATACCTAATTTAGTTAACGCACCTAACTGCCCGTTTTGGGCTTTTGACAATGCAAGGCTCGCTGTTTCCAAGTCAACGTTGGCGCCTGCGGACAGGTCTAGGGCAAGGCCTAAAAGATCTTGGGCTTGGGTAAGGTCGCCAGTTGCTCGAACCAGCGTTGCAAGCGACGGCCTAAGTTGGCTGTCTGCAACACCCGACGCAAATTGCATTTTGCCAATAAATTGTTCGGTAGCGCTAACCATTGCGGTTGTTGCGCCCACGCTGTTGCGTAACTGTTTGTCAAGTAGCGCAACACTTTTTTGATCCTCGGCAGCGGCCTGCAACGCTTTAGTAATACCAACGGCAGCAGCACCAAACGACGCGGCAACGGCAGCGCCAACCAGCGCACCAGTTTTACCAAACTTTTTAAATACCTTTTCAGCGGCGCCTATGCCGGCGTCACTAAACGAGGTAATGATTGGTATGTTGATTGCCATTAGCGGGTGCGCCTTTTAAGGTTGCGGTTTGTAATTTTTTCAACGTCTGCTAAAACTAGTTCCACGTCTGATTGTACGGCAGGACGGTTTTTTTCTACGGCTTTGTCAATGACGCGTGGTTGGCCGCCTTCCTCTTTAGTTAGGTTGGTTACAAACATGCTTGACGTGTTGCGCCCGGCATGGTCATAGATCACGCCTGCGGGGTCTGTGGATTGCACGACCATAAGCCGGTAAGGCTTCGAACCAAAAACTACCTGTTCGGTGTAACCGCCGCGGTTAAAGTCAACGTAACGTTCACGGGTAGCGCGTACACCAACCTTAATTTTGTAGCCCTTTTGTACTTGATCGGTACGCCAACTAGTTTCACGGCCTTTAACTAGGTTGCCGCGACGCATACCGCTTAATGGTTCGCCGGTGCCTTTGCTGTTATCAAAATGTGACACCATGCTGCGGGCTTCGTTAATGATTATTTGACCGCTGTTTTTAATGCGTTTGGTGACTTGACGCCGATATTTAGGGTCTATTTTGTTTAGTTCGGCCAACGTTTCTTGTATGCCTTGCACTTCAAGTATTTGCTGGCGCATTGTAGTTACCTTTTGTTTCGTTCCCCCAAAACTTTAGCCACGGTTAAAAGGTCTTGTGTGTCAAATACTTGCGAATACCAATGCGGCGCCCACCCTGTTGCAACTAACAGTTCGGCTAATTGCCGGCGGTAGGTGCCGCTTGGGTAGGGTTTTGGGCCTCTTGCTCGACTACTTGCACGTCGGTTACTTGTTGGCAGTATTTGTCAAATTCGGACGGCACAACAATTTTGTTTTGTTTGCTTGCTTCCCAAGCCAAAAACAACAAGTCCTCAACACCAATACCGTTTGCCATGTCGGCCGCTTTGCGTTTGAAACGTCGTTCCCATAGCACAATGGTAAAAAGGTTTGTACTTACTTGGTACGTGCCTTCTTGGTTGGTTACTTCAAGGGTTAATTGCATGTGTGCCTTCTTTCGTGTCGGGCCGATTGTTCGGCGCTAATTATGCAACGCTGTATTGGCCGCCGACGAACGTGATGTCCACGGTGCTAAGTTCCCCGAGGGCCGCGTTTACGACAGGCATTTCAAGCAATGCGCAATTTGTCAACGTGAAAAGTTCCCCTGCTGCGTCGACTACGACGGTGATGTCGTCGTTGCCAACAAGTGCGGCCAACGTTGCGTAGGTCTCGGTGGCTGCGTAGGACTGGTAAAGGGTGAGGGTGACTTCGTGGTTGCCCAATCCTGCTTGGTACTGGCGTGAAGTCTGACCAAAAGTTGTGTATTCCAACTGGTCAAAACGGTGCGTAAATACGGCAGCGGTGCATTGGTCGGTTAGCGAAACGCTATTTACCGAAACGCCCGGGGTTGCAAGGTAGGTACTGGTTGCCATGGTGTTTAACTCTCTTTCGTTGCTTTCTTATTTTTAGCACCTTTTTTTGGTGCGGGTGTGGATACTTCGTCGGGTTGCTGTTCGTTTACTTCGGCAATAAAACCGCCCCACAATAGGGCTTCAATGTTTGTGCCCGGCTTCGGTTGGTACTCGGTGCCCACTTCACCTATTCGAGCGCTTTTAATGATGTAGTACATGTAACCCCTTAAGCCGTTTGGGCTTGCATTTCAATAGTGAGATCATATGCCGCTAATTCGCTACCGCCGATTATGGCAATAGTTGGGCGGCCGCTGGTAACCGCCACGTTTTTGCCTAACACTTTTGCCGCCATATTCATTAGCGAACGTTGCGCGTCAAGATTGCCCGGGCCAAGGGTAATTAGGCGCACGGGAAACGTGATTTTTACAATGTTGTAGTTAAACGCTTCAAACGCCGGGGCGTCAATAAACGCACACGGGGGCACAATGTTGCGCGGGTCGTTGACCACTTGCAAGCCTGTAACGGTCTGTAACGTGGCTGTAAGGTCGTCTAAAGCCTCGTTGAATAGGTCGGTGTATGCAACGGGCATTAAAACACCGCGGGCCTGTCAATGCCCAATAGTTGCTTAATCATCGGGCTAAGTCCCATAGACCCGCCAGCGGCTAAACCGTCAAACC